AATCCAACCATTAAAATCTTTATCGCGATATATAGATAGTTTGTCGGTGTTAGAAGACCCTTGTACAAAATACCTAGTATGTTTTCCCCAAGCGGAAATACCCGGCACACTATTTGCCCATAGCGGCACGTTATTTGATGTTCCATCGGCAATTGTATATGCTGGGGTAGATTGATTTACGTGATTAGCAAGGAAAAGATTTCCTGTATTTGCCCCTCCAACAGTGTACGATAACTCATAGGTATTACCCTCTACTAGTGTTATGGCGTTGTTTAAAAAACCATGTGTAGACCGAGGGTTTATATCTATATTGTTTATATTCCCGGCTGCGGATTGCCCCGTACTTAAAGGCTCTCCTATTTTATCAGCCCAAGCTTTTTGAAGACTCCCTGCGCTAAGTGTCCAATCAGGAACCGTACTAAGACCATTATAATTAATTCCATTTCCAAAATGCCAACTATTAGGAGGAGACATGGTCCACTCGTTACCAACTTCTTTTACAGAAATATCATCGATTTTAAAATCAGCATTTACACCATCCACCACCGCCCCTACTGTATGTGAATTATGAAAAAACGAGAGACCATTTTCAAGGTCAGTATTAAAAGCCCCAAACGCAGGGTAATCAGGCTTAATATCAATAGAGTATGTGCCATCATTTATCTCTCCATCTCGAAAAATATAAGACCCAAAATGTTCGGGGTAAAAAGTTGTACTATTACCTTTTATTCCAGCTTTTATTCTAACGCCAATACCTCCGGTTTTCCAATCACTTATAGTAAAAGAAACTCTATACGTTTTATCTTTAAAAAACTTTGTTCCAGAAGCAAGAGAGTTGAAATCTTGTGCTAAATTTCCTGCAAAAGTTTCGCTTGGTTGCCTCCAATTTAATTTATTACTTTGTATTTCCACGCCAGCAGTATAACCACCACGTATAATCCACCCACTAGGTACCGCGCCGTTAGCAGCCGTAAGAACACCATTTGTAATCATCTCGCTTCCAGAAGCGTCAGTAAAATTACTATCAGTACATAAATTAGGATTAACACTTAAATACCTAACAGATCCAAGCCTATACATGTTGTTTGGCTCGTGAAATGCAATAACTTTTGATAAACCAGTGTTTTGATAATCTAAAGCTCCAACTGTTTCAAATGATTGTATTTTTTCTAGCAATATAGTTTTTAAATCAGCATATTGCGTATCGTTTTTTTGTCCAAATTCAAGTTCATTTAATTTAAAGAAATAATCTTCAAATATATCCAACTGAGCCTGGTTAGCAAATAAATTAAATTGCTGAGGGTTTATGTATCCCCTCTGTTCTTTATTAGCTACCGCTAAAACTTTTTGATATACTGTATCTATATTTATTGCCATAATTTTTTTATTATAATAAAGTAACCACCCCGAAGAGTGGCTACTCTACTAAGGTTGTTACGAATTTAATCGTTTTTCAATATTGGAGTAAATCTCCATTCCTTCATCAGTTTTAAACCAAGAGGCTAAAGCTGAATATGGATGTTCATCAAATGGAACATTCATTAGTTTTCTATCGTTAGATCCCCATGAAAAAGTTCTTTGATCAGTGGATAATTTAATTATCCCCATTTCAGTTGCTTTAATACCAAAGTTTCTGAGTACAACGTTGTCATCATTTACTAGTTCTAAGAATAACTTAGGGTTTTTCTTAGCATATAACAGTAAATCTCTTTTAAGTTCTTTAGAACTCATTTCTGATACTTTAGAGCCAACTTCTACGCGCATAACAGCTTCCGCCATATCAATATCTAGGTTTTGAGCCGCGTTTAGCGCTGCGATCTCCATTTCTAATACGTCAATTTGACTTTCAGCTTTCTTTACCTCGTTAACTTCGTAGAATAATTTGTTCCTATGTGGGTGGTATAAAGAAAGTAATTTTTGAAGTATAGTTTTATTTTTAGGTACGGTTAAAGTTCCGTTTCTAAAAATAATGTGCTCTAATCTTTGGTCTCCTTTCATTTCATCTACAAAAGGTGTTGTTTGATTTTTAGTGTGTTTTAATTCTCTTTCGTATCCTAGTTTTTCGTCAAAATAATAAATATCCGCAGATTTTATTGAAGAACTAAGAGGCGATTTTCCATTGCTTAAAACATAAACTCTATCTTTTATCTCCCAAGTATCTTTTTTTATTTTTGGTAATGGTTTTTCCACAACCGGTGTTTTAACTTTTGGTTGCTCTACAACCTGAGTAACTTCTTCAGCTACTATTTCTTTTTTTGTTTCTTTTTTCTTTGCCATAATATAATATATAATAAAATTAATAAAAATAAAAGGACCGAGGCCGAAGCCCCGGTTCTTTTAAAATAATTGTGATTAGTTCATCAACATGAAGTTTCTTGCACCTTGTACAACTAAACATCTTTCAGATAAATAATGTACGTTCATTGCATCTAAATCAGATGTAGTAGCTCCAACGGAACCAGTAACCCAAGTTTTCATTTTTCTAGATTCAGTTTGTGAAGCTCTGTAACGAACATGTAAGAAAGGACGCTTAAGGTTCTTTCCTAATTGTTGGTCATAAACAGAAGATACACCAGCTGGGATCATAACCCCTCTAATTGCACCTACAGTGTTAACATCATTAATAAATCCTCTAGTAGAAGAATCATTTAAGTATTTCCAGTCAGACTTATAGAAGTCATAAGAACCTCTTCTGAAACCAGAGAAACCTAAATTTAATGCCATGTCTTCGGAGTTGTTGAACACGCCATAAGACGTACCACCAGCACCGTAAGAATTCATAGAAGCTAGCATGTCATCAATTGCTAANGNNNTANCTCTGTTTACAAACATCATGTTTTCTTCAATAGCACCTTGCTTATCAAACTCAGCTAAAATAGCGTCAAATTCAGCTAAATCAGTAGCAGCATTAACACCGCTAATACCAGTCGAAGTGTTACCTCTGTCTTCGATAGCTGCAAACAAACCTTCAGTACCAGTAATTGCACCACCATTAGGAGACACAGCACCTAAATCAGTAAGCCCATCACCAGCAGCTTTTTCTGACTCAATCATTGACATTTCTAAATAGTCAGCAAAACGAGTTCTAGTATCACCTTCAGCTTTTAAGTACCATAAGTAACCACCTTGACCGTCTTCACCAGAAACCTCAACCCATCCAATAGCAGAAGCATCAGAACCTGATATTTCAAACATATCTTTTAAGATAATAGGCTTGTTAGTGTAAGATTTATGCTCAGGCGTATTACCAGTTTGTCTACCGTTATCACCTTTAGCATATTCAGAACCATATACTAAACATTTAACACCAGCTGCGTTAGCAATAGTTGAAGCAGCAGTACCAGCACCAACAAAGTGAGATTGTCCATAAGGTTGTGCGTTTACCGTACCATCAGCATCTACTGAAGTAACATAAACTTTAAGTGTAGTATCAGCGTCAGCTAATAAACACATGTCGCCTTGTCTGATACCGTGTCCAAGTGGAGCAGCAGCAGGATAACCAGCAGCAGTTGCAATAGCAGTACCGTTAGCATCGTGAGTTACATCGAAAGTTAAACCATTTGTACCAGCAGTTGTCACTGTGTACGATAAGTGTAAGCGACCTTGTTCTGCCCAAACTACTTGGTCAGATGACATCGCTTCTTCAGCACCTACTTGAGAAAGAAAACCTGAAACACTTCTGTTTCCAAAAACTTCAGCTTCTTTTTCCATTAGGTCTGGTAAATATTGTTGAGCCCAACCAGCCGTAGCGTCAGCGGTAAAATCGATATACGCACTAGCTACAGTTGCTTTGCTCGGAGTCGGGGTGAATACACCATTGCCCGACGGAGTTGTAATTGCCATTTTTATTTATTTTTAAATTGTTATTTATTTTTGTTTTTAACTTTAAATTTAAAACTAGCAGTATCTTCACCTAACACCTTGAAAGTTGGACCATTAATTTTAGCCTCTCCATGTGACTGGCGAGGATTCATACTAATGTTCTTAGATTTAGCTACACTATTTTTCATAGCGTCAGCCTTACCTTGTTCATAAAAGTGTTTTGCGATAGCGTCTGAATTCATTCCAGTGAATAAAGCTTTGTGATATCCCGCTGCATCTTCTAAAGCGCCAGATTTTTTGTTAAGAAACTTTCCTACAAAATTATTGACATTGCTTTGGGTATCTTTTACTTCACCAGCATCTTTAACGTTAAACCTAAATTTTTTGTCACCGACATTATATTCAAAACCTTTGAATTTGTCTCCAAAAAACTCGTTAGTCCTTTTGTCAAAAGTGCTTGATAAATGTTCACTTTGTTGTTTAGACTCCTGCGTAGTTTTCTTGTACCTATCAAAAAATTCAACTGCTTTCTGTTGCTCGCTCGTGAGCTTTGAACCAGCTTTTATTTCTTGATAGTATTGGGACTTTAGCCCGTCCAGGTGGCTTTTAGCACTGGCAACTTGCTCTTTTAGTGCTAATTTTTTTCTTTTAATATCTTTATCCTCGTCAACTTCTTCGTCATACGAGAATTGATCTTCCAAAAGGAAGTTAATTTCATCGTTTTCCAAATGAGGTTTTGTAGCTCTATAGTATTCGTATAGTAAATCTTGATCATTTAATTGGCTATAATCTTGGGTTAAGTTAACATAATCAACTATATCCCCACCAGTGTCATTCATAAAATCAACTAGACCTTGAATGTTTTCAGGGAGAGGCTTGCCGGTTGCTTCTGATTCAGCGATTGCTTTTTCAGCTTCATCAGCAATTTCTTCAGCTTTCTCCTCAACTACTTTTTCTTCATCTGTTATTTCTTCTACAACTGGGGTTTCTTGTGCTTCATCTTCCGGTTGTACTTTTTCTTGTTCTTGTGGGGCGTCGGCATTTTCAGACTCTGCAACCACTCCGCTGTCGTCAGCGTTATCTTCTTTAGTTTCATTTTCTTTTGGTGTTGGTGGTTTGCTTAAATCTACTTTTATAACACTATCGTCACCCGCAGATTCAAATTTACTTTCGTCAACCTGAGGAGTTTCCTCAACTTGCTCTGTTGTTTGTTGAGTAGTCTCCTCAACTACTTCTTCTAATTTTTCTTCCATAATATAATATAATAATAATTAATAATTTTAACTAGGGTTAAACGCTCCTAAATCAAATCCCCCACCTAGTATATCATTACTTGATTCTTCAAAGTTTTTAGGCGATTTGTTGTTGTTTCTTTGGTCAATCAACTCTGATTGTTGAGTTGCTTGTATTTTAGTTCTTTTATCTTTACGATCTTCTTTTTCTCTTTCTTTTCCTTTAGTTCCATCTACCTCTAATTGTTTGAGCTGCATTTGCAAGCTAAATTCGTGGTTCATAAGTTCCTTTTTTAATAAAAACTCATGCTCATTTTTACCTTTCTCAATTTCACTAAAAGCAGTTTCTTTCTGAACGTCAGTTTGAACTTTTGCTTGTGCTTTTTGAATTTCCATTTGAGCAGCAGCAGCTTGTGCTTGTTGATTTGCTTGTGCTTGCGCTTGCATGTTCTCTTGTTGCATTTTTTGATCTTTCTCTAACTTTTTCTTTCTACGTATTTTAAGTAGTTGATTGGCTAGTTTAATATTTCTTATTTCTCTAAGATCGATTGCATCTTCAAGTTCTATAATTTGTTGCTGAAGAGCCATTTGAATATTGTTTTCTAACTTTTGTCTTTCTTCATCATCTGGTTGTAAATCTAGAAATATACCAAAATCATATAAATGCAACTCTGACATTTCTTCTAACGTAGCGACATTATGATTACCTATAGCTTGGATAAAAGCATCTTTAGTAGGAGAATATTCTATGATATCAGATATTCTAAGTGATAGACATTCTGCAACTTCTGATGTTAAATATAATCCTGCTTGTAATATATGTCTAGTAGCTGTATTACTATTTGCTGCCGCTAGCTTTTGTAACCCTACTAATGAATCTGGATCTGGTGAATCAGATCTAGCTTCGTTTAATCCGGTACAATCCCTAATCATTTGCATGTAGTAGTTATAATTACCAATAAGAGCCTGTAGTTTGTTTCCTGCACCTTGACCTCCAGATATCTCTTGAATAGGTATCTTTCCAGGATTCATATCACCATCTTGAGTAAACGATCTACCTATAACACTACCTGTTTGGAAGAACATATTTAAAGCTTCTTGCGGATTATAGTTTGTTCCATTACCTAAATCAATCTCAGCTAAACCATCTGCGTCTAAGTAAACGCCATCAGGTATCATACGAGATAATATTTGTTGTATCTTTAAATGCGTAAGTTGAATCATATCTGCAAACCCAGTCACACGTTTTACTAAAGATCCAATTCTACCCTCGTACATTCTAGGTGCAACTATATTGTAGTTCATTTTTACCTTGGTAAAATCACTTTTAGGACGCATCATATTTTTTGCCATTTCCCATTTAAGTAATTTATTTGTACCCAAAATCATAGCGCCTTCATATACGGTCTCGATAGATCTCATAAGTTTACCAAACTCTCCTTCCATTCCTTCTGGTGGACTAAATTGATCGTCTTTTTCTAACACTTTCTCTCCGCCTGTCGCGCTTTCTTTTAATTTATAAACCTCATTCATATAGGTCTTGTAATTAAAATATAATACTTTTATTTTATTAGTATCTTCTTTTGTTTTACCACTATATCTAGCGTCGTGATTACCGCCTGTTTTTATAATTTCTTGTAGCTCATCATGTTTAAGGTGTGGGAAT